TCGGACGAGCTTCTGCGGCTTTTTGCCTCCGTCAACGAAGCGGGACAATCGATTTTAATGGTGACCCATTCCGTCAAAGCGGCAAGCACCCCTGAGTTTCTGCGAACAGGTTATTATTTCACTAAAGGCTTTATCCCGATTCGCGCACGCGGGGATTACGGGTGGGTTCGCGAGACACCTAATCTTATGTGGTGCTGGTACTGCGGTGAGTTTTGGGTGCACGTTAAAGAGAAGATGGGCTGAGTTATGAGAGAAGCATTTGAACGGTGGGCCGTCGTCGAGGGTCTGACGGTTAACAAGGGTTCAAAGAAAGAGTACCTGAACGTTAAGACGCGTCTCGCGTGGCGGGCGTGGAAAGCTGGTGCGCAGGCTGTGATGAATACGAGGTGAGCTATGGGTGAGTGGATTAAGTGTAGTGAGCAGATACCACCAAAAATGACAGGCGTTATTGTAGCAACGGAGTTCGGGCATAAAGGTGATTGGCGAATGAAGTGGGCTACTTATATTCCGGGACATCCTGACGCTGGCGATGGGGGGCTAATTCCCGGCGCTTCGTGGAAGCCATCACACTGGATGCCATTACCAGAGCCACCGTCGCTGGTGTAACAGGTCAATAGTTTACTATTTGGCTTTGTGACTTACGCTGCTACACAGCAGCGTATCATTTTTCTCATTTTTGTTCTATTTCACTAAACGCAACAATCGAAGCGACTATTGCAGGAGATGCAACAATGCAAACACCAATAAAATTTACTTGCACACTAAGATAGAATAGGCTACTATTCATTTACACAAACGAGGGGAGAGACAGAGATGAAATACGAAATTTTAGACGTATTTGGATTAGCAAAGAATTATGCGACACTCGGCTGGGTTATTGTTTGTGATGGGGACACAAAACGCGCCCACACTGAGGGTATTGAGGATCCAGAAGATGAGTAACAAAAACGAAGTATTTGAGTACCTGATTGACCAGTTACGGCGGCAGGTAAATAGCAACCAGTGCGAAGACCTGGCGCAGGAGGTGCAGTCACTTAAGAATCAGTTACGTGATGCTTCGTCGCAGATTAAGGAATTGAATAGGGAATTATCGGTTCTCGCTAACGCATTCCCGCACGAGCCTGAGCAATCAGGTTGCCGTAAGGAGGATGCACAGGGGTGTGCGCACAATTGGATTATCGCTCCCGGATTGTTTATTGCTGAAGGCCACAAGGATAACGTGCCTGGTAGTCGGTTTTGCTGTGAATGCGGTGCGCGTGAGTGGGACGTTCAGAAATGACCAGCATCTTATTTATCTGGGTATTGTCCGCAGGCCAGATGCAACTAGCGGCATCAGAAACGTTTTACTCGATGGAGGCGTGCCAGTCAGCGGCACGCGCCGCGGAGAACGCACACTTCCTGTTTCAGGGTGACAAGCCCAACGATTCGGAGGTACGCGCTATCTGCTCACCTAAGCGACTTGGTAAACAGGAGAAGTGATTATGGTACAGAGATACTTATTCCAGGGTGGTTTTGTAACCCCGTGTGATGAAGGACACTGGGTCTTATATAACGATTATGTGAAACTAGAAGCCGAGTTACAGAAATACAAAGACCAGTTCCCGGATTACGTCGAGTGCGCGAACTGCGGATCAATTACACATGTGGAAGGGGTGGAGTGATGTCTCTTGCAACTGACATCCTGGAACGAAGCGGCCTTGCGCCGCTGTCACCGAGAGCTAAAACACAGATATACAAGCGTCGCCGTAATGCGCTGTACCCTGAGATTCAGGCCAGGCGCAAAGCTGTCCGCGCCTGCGGATTCCAGAACGGTAAGGCCGTGAATCTCGGTGAGTTCAAAACACAGGAACGTGCGGCTATAGCTAATCGGCTATTTAATTACTGGAAATCGCTGGGATACGATGATATTCCAACGAAACCGCAGAGACGACAATACATCTGGCGTCATAAATAAACCGTTATTAAGATAATTCCTAACCGTGCTATCCTCCAGTTACTGCATACTTAATACGCACCTGGAGGATTCATCTTGGATAAATTTACTGAAACAGTGACAGGCTGGCTTCTCGCCGCCGCGCTAGCCGGAGGGGTTATCGGACTACGACAACATAAGTCTGTTATTTCCGGCCCTATCGACGGATTCTGCTTTATCGCAACTGGCTTCACCTGCGCCGTATTTGGTGCACCTCTCGCAGCTCAATGGTTTGGCATCACGGGCGACCGTGAAATCGCTGGCCTGGGCTTTATCATCGCTGTTCTCTGGATGCCTATCTATTCCCGTCTCTCCAGTATCGTTGCCGGAGAATACATCGCACGTCGAGGAGGCACAGATGAATGAGTTATTCTGGTTCGGCGGTATGCTGGCCATCGGGGGCACATCGCTATTTAATGTATATCACCCCAGCGTTGACGACGGGTTATTCGGTCGTGTGCTCTATATCCTGACCGCTATCGTCTGCGCTGCCGGATGTATCCACCTGTTACAGGGCAGCATGTCATCGACGCTGCCTGAAACATTAATCACATTAGTTGCGCTGCGTCAGATTCGTCAGGCGTGGCTGTCATACGGAGGACATAAGCGTGTCTCGAAATATTTCAGATAATGGGTTGCATTTCACCGCTGCATTTGAGGGATTCCGTGGAACTGCGTATCGTGCTACACCGAGCGAGAAGTACCTGACTATTGGGTACGGTCATTACGGGCCGGACGTGACTCCAGGCAAGACCATCACCCAAGGACAAGGCCTCCTGTTACTGAACCGTGATATGGCTAAGGCCGTAGCTGCGGTTGATGCGGCAGCACACCATTCATTGACACAGGCGCAGTTCGACGCCGTGTGCGACCTGGTCTATAACGCAGGTGCGGGTGTTATCGCGGCTACTACCGGCACCGGTAAGGCACTGCGCTCCGGTGATACCGCGACGTTACGGACCAAGCTGTCGCTGTTCATTAACCAGAACGGTAAACCATTACTTGGTCTGCGTCGCCGTACCGCTGGTCGCCTGGCACTGTTTGGCGGTAAACCGTGGCAAGAGGCGGAGGCTATTGGGCGCGCGGTGAAAGGTTGACACCTAAGACCAATCTGACGATACTTAAATCACCTCCTGTTCCATCCCTCTACTCTCCAGTTTTATCCCGGCCCTGACCCAGCCGGGATTTTTTTTATCTATTTTCTGTAATGACTAGTTGACTATTACTCTTACACCAATTATATTTACTTCATCGATAACGAGAACGGAGTAGAGAAGATGAGTAACTTCCATAACGAACATGTGATGCAGTTCTACCGCAATAATCTGAAAACTAAAGGAGTGTTTGGAAAATGAAAATCACAGATATCGAGGCATTCGAAGACGCACAACTGATGGCACGTATTGCCGTTAGTAACCTGGGTGGAAACATTCCTGCGGAGTGGTTCTGGTCCGCAGCGATGAAGGCGCTTAAAGCAGCTTATGCAGGAGAGAAGAAATGAGCGAACAAGGCCCAGCAAGCCAGCCATTACGTGTAGGCCTTAAAGTCAACCACACCCCGTTCCCGACACGCGAGGAACTAATGAAACGTAACAGTTTCCCGGGGCCGGACAAGAACAAGTATCTCAATCGCATGTGGGGAGAGCGTAAAGAATGACTGACCGTGAATACGAAAAGATGATGGTAGAGGCCGTTAACGGCGGCGTAGACATCGGTAACGTGATGCACGTCCTGAATACTAAAATCGCGGTAGCTGAACAAATGGTGGAGTCGCTTTACGAGACACGCCGTGAACTTATCAACCGCTTCAACCTGAACAAAGTCCCGGGCGATGGATATGAAAGCGCCTGAACCAGTAGTTATCGATGGCGTCCTGTGGAAACCCTACTCGGTTAACCACATCGACGCCGACGGAAAGAGGTTCAGCTTCTACATTTTTGCAATTAGCCGTGAGCACGCCGCCTGTGTGGTCGACGATATACGAGAAACGGCGTGGCTTGGTGACGAGATAGTGGGGTGAGAGTATGGCACGTACTGTTTCCGCGAGATTCACTGATATTGAATCCGCTATAGAAGAAGCCGTTTATTGTAGATTTTGCAACCCCTCCGCGGTACATAACTACGGAGTTATTGTTAAATATGGCAAGTTTGAGGTTAGAAGGGTGCGCGCCGACCGTCCATACGAGTTTTTATGGACAACAGAAAGCCTCATCCCGCGGTGCCACATTTACACAAGCGGTGTACATACTATTTTTGTAGACCTTAACAAGAAAGATATTACCGTCACTAAAGGAGAGACAAATTGATTACCAGCATCCCTAAACTGATTGAAAAGTACGGAAATATGTCGGAGACTTGCCGACAAACCGGTATCTGCGAGATGACGATTGCGAAGTACAGCAAAGACGTTGATTGCGAGCGCCACGTAATTTATAACAACCGTCTGATGACGCACGTTAAGACAAGCCCGGTGTTATTCACGCGCCGGGGTATCACTAAAACTGAGCAACGCATTGCTAAAGAGGAGAGCAGGGAATGATTGAGTTTTTGAAGGCACTTGATGCCGCGGGCAACCTGGTATTTTGGCTGGCCTTTTTCGTTGTGCTGATAAAACAACCGACTTTGTTTAACAGTCTTCCTGGCCATCTGTGGTGGCCTATGTTTTTAGGCATGGGGGTAACAGGAGTGGCAGGCGTCCTGTTGTGGTTTTTCAAATGAGACTACTAATCATACCAAACGCCTGGGCTATTGCCGTAGCTAACGACCACTACGGCGGCGATGGTAAAAGAGCACCTCGACACGGCCTATATAATTGATTGGAGAGCGAGAGATGAAAGATATGGAACCCTTCAAGTGGAACCGCTCCGGAATACCACAACACGGCGAATACCCGGAACCGTATAAAAAGGTCGACGTGATAACAAGAAGCAAAGGACGAGATAAAAGTATTAACTCCGGACAAGCGTACTGGAGCGGGTATAAGTGGCAGGGGCTTGATGGCTTTAAGATAGGATATTCCCGTGTAATACGCTGGATTGAATATTGATACAAGCCCTCTACGGAGGGCTTTTCTGTACATCCCGCCCAATCCCCTTATATAATCCATTTAGACGCGTAGGGCGCGTCTGGTGCGCTCTGATGGTCAGACGCATATGCAAGGGGATTCTATGAAGCTGAAACTTAAGCAGCCATCTCCAGAGGTGGTGCAAGCTGCACATGAAGAAGCTGTTAGCGCAAACCGTCGCCGTAAACGGCCACGCGGTAAACAGAGCCTTTATCAATCATCCCGTAATTCCGCTGCGTTGTGGGACCCGGACTATTGTGACGAATTGATTCGTTTCTTCGACCGCACGTCATGGGAACTTGTGCCTACGTCTAAGGGCGACGAACGCCCGCTGATTCAGGATAAGCCACCGTCACTGGCCCGCTTCGCCTTACATATCGGCGTCACTATCCCGATTATCAAGCTGTGGCTGCGCGAGATTCCCGCATTTGCAGAAGCCTATGAAACGGCGCAGGCACTGGAAGAGGCATACTTCACTGAGACAGGCGCGGTGGGCATATCCGCTACGTTTGCCGCTGCGAAGCTAGGTCTTGGCAAAGAGAAACCGGTTGAATCCACCGAAGAAACAGCACCGACTGAGATTATTTTCAGTGTCGCAGAGCCTGTAGGTAAAATCGTAACAACGAACATGGGCGAGGTAGAGGAATGAGTATTCAGCTATCCGCCCCGCAGGCACTGTTCCTGAATTGCGATAACAAATACAAGGCCTATGTCGGTGGCTTCGGCAGCGGCAAGACATTTGTTGGCTGTCTGGACCTGCTTACGTTTATGCTCAAGCACCCCGGTACGCGCCTGGGCTACTTCGGCCCGACCTATCCAGCTATCCGCGACATCTTCTACCCGACATTCGAGGAGGCGGCGAACCTGCTCGGGCTCGATGTGCTGGTTAAATCCGGCGACAAAGAAGTCGTGGTTACTCGTGGTAAGACGGTGCTCGGTACGGTTATCTGCCGTTCGATGGATAACCCAGGTTCTATCGTTGGTTTCAAAATCGCGGCTGCGGTCGTGGATGAACTCGATGTATTGAGTCGTGAGAAAGCTGAGCTGGCATGGAACAAAATTGTTGCCCGTATGCGTCTTGTTATTCCTGGCGTAACTAACCACATCTCTGTAACCACGACGCCGGAAGGGTTCAAGTTCGTCTTTGCCAAGTTCAAAGATAACCCGACACCGAGTTACTCAATGGTGCAGGCTTCAACACACGAGAATGCGCGATTCCTGCCGCCGGATTACATTAGCTCGCTGACAGAGACTTACCCGGCGCAACTGATTAACGCGTATCTGAATGGTGAGTTCGTCAACCTGACCTCCGGCAGCGTGTATTACGCATACGACCGCCACAAACATCGCAGCAAAGAGACAATTCAACCGGGCGACACGCTGTACATCGGCCAGGACTTCAACGTTACTAAGAACGCCAGCGCCGTATATGTGCAACGTAAAGACGGCTGGCACGCGGTGGCAGAACTGAAAGGACTGTTCGATACGCCAGATACTGTGCGCGTAATTACCGAGAAGTGGAAGTCGCAAGGCCACCGCATCGTCGTTTATCCCGACGCCAGCGGCAAGAACCGCAAAACCAACTCGGCATCAATCTCCGATATTGCATTACTCCAGCAGGCCGGCTTCGATGTTCGCGCTAAATCCGCCAACCCCCCGGTTAAAGACCGTGTTTTAGCCGTGAATACCGCACTGGAAAAAGGTAAGCTGTGGGTTAACGACCACTTATGCCCTGAGATAGCTAAGACGCTGGAGCAGCAGGCATACGACGATAACGGGGAGCCATCCAAAGATGGCATCATCGACCATATGGCGGATGCTCTCGGCTATCCTGTAGTTTACGAGATGCCAGTGGTCAAACCAGTAATCAACATCCCGGTGACTTTCGCACTTTAAGAGGATTATTCAATGTTAACTATGAACGGTCAGAATCAGGGTGTTAAGACAAAACACCGGGAATGGCTGCATCACTTCAATAAATGGCAGAAGGTACGCCACGCGCTGGAAGGCGACCTTATTCGCTATCTGCGCAACGTCGGGAAGAACGAGCCGGACCAGAAATACGCAGACCAGCGCCAGGAAGAATATGAGAACGGCGCTATCTGCTACAACTTCACGAAACGTACCCTGGCTGGGATGGTCGGCAGTGTCATGCGCAAAGACCCTGAACAGATTATTCCTACTGAAATGGAGTACCTGTTACGCAATGCCGACGGTTCTGGTGTCGGGTTGTGGCAGCACGCGCAGGATACGCTGATGGAGATTGACTCGGTAGGCCGTGGCGGGTTGCTGGTTGATGCGCCAGAGACCGCCGCGGCAACGGCAGCCGAACAGAACGCTGGATTATTAAACCCGGTCATCGCATTCTATACCGCAGAGAACATCATCAACTGGCGACTGACACGCGTAGGTTCAGTGAACCGTGTGACTATGGTCGTGCTGCGTGAGGCATGGGAATACTCAGAACCGGGTGCGGAGTTCGAAACCAAGTTTGGCGAGCAATACCGCGTCCTTGACCTGATTGACGGTCGTTATCGCCAGCGAATATATCGTTTCGATGCCGAAGGCGGCGCACAGGATGAAGTGATCGAAATATTCCCGGAACTCGGAGAACAGTTGCGCGGCAAAATCCCCTTCACGTTTATCGGGGCGAGCAACAACGACGCTACTATTGACGATGCGCCTTTGCTGCCGTTGGCTGAACTTAATATCGGACATTTCCGCAACAGCGCGGACAATGAGGAGTCCAGCTTCGTTGTAGGCCAACCCACTCTGTTCATCGCCCCAGGCGAGAACATGAGCATGGAACAGTGGAAAGAAGCCAACCCTCACGGCGTACGCATGGGGTCGCGCTCGGGTCACAACATCGGTTACGGCGGCAATGCGTTTCTGGTTCAGGCGGAGGAGAACAACCTCGCTAAGCAGAACATGCTGGATAAAGAGAATCAGGCAATCCAGATTGGCGCGCAGCTTATCACCCCGACGCAGCAAATCACCGCTGAATCGGCCAGACTGCAACGCGGCGCCGACACGTCTGTTATGGCGACAATCGCTCGTAATGTAAGCATGGCGTATACAGATGCGTTGCGCTGGGTTGCTGCGATGCTTGGATTGCGTGAAGACACCGAGATTGAGTTCAAACTGAACATGGAGTTCTTCCTGCAACCGATGACCGCGCAGGACAGAGCGCAGTGGATGGCAGATATTAACGCGGGCCTGTTACCGGCCACCGCTTATTACGCGGCATTGCGCAAGGCCGGTGTAACTGACTGGACAGATGAGGACATTCAGAATGCTATTGAGGATGTCCCTTTGCCGTTAGGTGCTGTTACTCAGGTAGCAGGAGAGATTCCGCAGGCGGCGCAGCAACAAGACGCCGCTCAGCAGTAAGTATGCTTATAGCTCCGAAAGGGGCTTTCTTATAGTATGCTATTAACTTTAGCGCCACAGGGTTTATCTATGAGCTTACTTACATCCCTAATCAGCCACCAGATATGGCTGCAACGCACCGCATCCGGTGAAGTGAAAGACCTTGCGCCGTTTCTTCAGGAAATGCGGGACGAAATCAAACGGCAGGTGCTGTTATTCGGTGACGACGGGCGAAGCACCGCGCGACTAAATAAACTGTTACGCGACCTTGAAGAAGCATTAACAGGACTTACTGGTGACTGGCGGACAAAGCTGATAGAAGACCTCAAAGAACTGGCAGCGTACGAGGCTGAGTGGAACGTAAAGACTCTGACCACTAACGTAAATGGGGAATTTGTTACGCCTACTGCCGAGCAAGTGTGGGCCGCCGCCGAGTTTCAACCTCTGGCGTTGAACGACAAGCCTGTTGACTTCACTAAGCTGATGGACGGCTGGGGTGAAACAGAAGTCGCGCGCCTTGTAACCGGCGTTAAGATGGGTTTCGTACAAGGTCAAACCACACGGCAGATTGTTAAAAGCGTAGTCGGCGCGGGCGGACTGGCCGACATCTCTGAGCGCAACGCAGCTACGGTAATACGTACTGCGCTGTCTCACGTGTCCAACGAAGCCCGTAACGAGACGTACCGCCAGAACGACGACATCATCGAGAAGTACGAGTGGGTGTCAACGCTGGACAGCCGTACCAGTACGATTTGCAGAGCCAGAGACGGAATGACATGGGAAATTGGTAAAGGGCCGATGCCTCCAGCCCATCCGAATTGTCGGTCGTGCACGGCCCCGGTAATCAGTTCAGAGTTCGACTTCCTCGATAAAGGCGCAAAACGTGCGGCTAAGGGTGCGGACGGCGGTACTCAGGTAAGCGCGGACACCACTTACTACGAGTTCCTGAAACAACAACCGGCATGGTTTATTGATGAAGCTCTCGGCCCGGTTCGCGGTAAGATTTTCCGCAACAGCGGTATATCGCCGGAAGAGTTTCGCGTAATATCTGTAGATGGTTTCGGGAATCCGCTGACACTTAAGCAGATGGCGGAACTCGATAAACGTGTTGCTGATTATCTGAAAGGGGATTAATGATGGGCTTTTTCAAAGTAACTGACGTACCGTCGCGTCGCGTAGTCCAGTACGCCCGCGTGTCTGGCTCCGGCGAGAACGTGGTGTTTATTGAAGACGAAAGTGTACTTGGCACACCGGTAGATGATATGCCGTTTGCGGATAAAACCGGTATTGCGCTACCGGCCGCGGGTATGCTTTATGAGATTCCGTATCTGGCGGACGCTGGCGACGTGTATTTCTCTGCGCAACCGCAGGACGCTGAACTGGTAGACGGAAGCGCGGTAATCACGGTTGAAGTTAAGGCGGGTAAAGCACCGTATGCTCTGACCTGGTACAAAGACGGAAAGGAAGTGGTTAATGCGCCAGAAGAGGCTTTGTCTCTGACGGTTAATGCGGTAGGTGAATACTTCGTGAAAGTTACTGATGCCGGTGGTGTAGAGGCCGTGAGTAAAGCGGCGAATGTCACTAAGCCAGAATAATGCGAAGCCCCGGAAGGGGCTTTTTAGTGCCTGTGATTATTCCAGTTATTCCTCTCAATTGTAAATGTTGGAATAAACTATTCGAATAGTTGACTTTTCACTAAAAATGTGCTAAGCTCCACCTGAGCTTGTGAAGTATGAACAAGCGACCGCGGCGCGGGCAGGTAACGGAGCGGGACGTAAGTCCTGAGTGTAGTTACGCTGACGCGTTCGGAAGGGCCATACTCTATTGCTTGTGTAAAAAGTAACTGGTTTACTGAGATTACGCCGTTTCTATGTTTAAATGATAAGGACTAGCGCCCCGCTTTAAGGCGGGGCTTTACTTATCGAGAAAGGAGAAACATGAATCTTAAAGCAACTGTCGTAGCGGGAGCATGTTTCATCATCCTGTTATATGCGCACGGCTACTATCAATACCGCATCGGCTGGAACGAAGGCCGGGCGAATCTCGTTTCGCAGCAACAACAGAAAGCGCAGGCTGAGTTAGCAAAGAAAACACAACGGCAGCAGCAGGACGAATCGAAGGCCGCAGCCGCTGATAACGAAGGCAAGACGAAATCAGAGGTGATTACCCGTGAAGTCGTTAAGTACATTAAAACGCCTGGTCGCAGCGTGTGCACTTTTGACCCTGAGCGCGTGCAGCTCAAGTCCCGAGCCGTCGCGAATGCCAATTCCATCCCCGGATACGACGATGATGCAGTCGCCGTGCAAACTGGCCCCGCCAAGTAGCGACGCCGATGAGGATTTGGCTATCGACGTTCAGAACGCAGAATGCGTACGGCAACTGAGGCTGAAAGTGTTCATGTTGCAGGATTACGTGAGGAATATTCTGGAATAGTTGCCTTGCATGTTGGAATAATTTATTCTTGACATGTAAATCCGGGTGGCCCGGATTCCAACGTCCAGGGGACATACTGACTATGAATCGTTTTTTACGTTATCCGTTCCAGGAAGAAGCTGGGGTAGAAGATAAAGCTGGTGGCGGTGACGCGCCGAAAATGTTCACCGCTGAAGAAGTTCAGGTGCTGATTGAGAAAGAAGTTGCCGGGCTTAAGGCCAATCAGGAAGCATTGCTGGCGGAGAAGAAAGAAGCCGCTCGCAAAGCAAAAGAAGCCGAAGAAGAACGGCAGCGCGCGCATCAGGAGGCGTTAAAAGCCGCTGGTAAGATGGACGAGTTCGAAAAAACGATTCGTAGCCAGTATGACCCGGTGCTAGCCGAGAAAGATGGTCGCATCTCCAGAATGGCGGAGCGCATCCTCGGCAGCGAACGTAAAGCGGTGCTAGGCTCTTTCGCGGGCGACTTTATTACCCCGGAAGCGGTGGACATTCTTGCACCGTTCGTTAGGACTGAGTTTGAAGGCGATGATGTGGTTACTAAGTTTGTTGGTGCAGACGGTAACGTAATCACGACTGACCCTGAACAGTTCCGCAAATACCTGCGCGAACACAAAGCGTTTTCGCATTTGATTAAAGCAAATGCAGCTTCCGGCGGCGGGGCTTCCGGTGGCAAAGGCGGCGGGGCCGCACCAGCGTTTAAAGACATGAGTGAATCGGAGCGTTTGGCTCTGTATAAATCGAACCCTGCCGAATTTGAACGGCAACTTAAAGCCCTGAGGAAATAATAATGGCAATTACCACTATCGGCGATATCGTAACTGGCAACATCCCGGTCCTTGCGTCTTATATGACAGAGGACCCGGTAGAAAAAACCGCGTTCTTCCAGTCTGGTATTCTTACCCCGACTCCATACGCTGCCGAGATTGCCCGAGGCCCGTCCAACGTCGCTAATATTCCTTTCTGGAAAGCGATTGACACCTCTATCGAGCCTAACTACTCGAACGACGTATACCAGGACATCGCTACCCCGCGTAATGTGCAGACCGGTGAGATGATGGCGCGCGTTGCGTACCTGAACGAAGGCTTTGGCCAGGCAGACCTGACGGTTGAACTGACCAGCGAGAATCCGCTGCAATCCGTGGCTTCTCGTCTTGATAACTTCTGGCAGCGCCAGGCACAACGTCGTCTTATTGCTACCGCGCTCGGTCTGTACAACGACAACGTAGCCGCTACCGATGCTTACCACGAGCAGAACGACATGGTTATCGACGTGTCTGCTACTCTGGGCTTTGACGCAGGCGCATTCATCGACGCTACCCAGACTATGGGTGATGCGCTGATGGACAACGGCGGTGAAGTGCTGGGCGCTATTGCGATGCACAGCTTCGTTTATGCTCAGGCGCGTAAGCAGCAGCTTATCGACTTCATCAAAGACGCCGACAACGACACCCTGTTCGCCACCTACCAGGGTTACCGTGTGATTGTTGATGACAGCATGACCGTGGTCGGAACTGGCCCGAGCCGCAAGTTCATCTCTATCATCTTCGGCAACGGTGCTATCGGTTACGGTGAAGGCAATCCGTCTAACCCGCTGGAATACGAGCGTGAAGCGTCTCGTGGTAACGGTGGTGGCGTTGAAACCCTGTGGACCCGCAAGACTTGGTTGCTGCATCCTCTGGGCTACAGCTTCACCAGCGCGGTAATCACCGGTAACGGCACCGAGACTACCCCACGCTCTGCCTCCTGGCAGGACCTGGCGAACGCCTCCAACTGGAACCGCGTGGTTGACCGTAAGCACGTACCGATTGCCTTCCTGGTAACTGGTGTAGGTGCTTAAGGTTAAGTTATAATCGAGAGGGACTTCGGTCCCTCTTTTCATTTACTAAGAGGTAAATTATGGCTAAGACCGGAAAGGGCTTACCGCGCAGCCTTGAGAACACCGATTTCAGCAGTGTTGTGCCAGAAGCAACGGCAGAAACCGCTGGGCTGGTTAAGAAAGGCGCCGCGGTAACTGACATCGGCTCGCAAACTGTTACTGGTGAAGAGGCCGCCGCAGTTGCTACGTCCGCGCAGACTGCGGTTAACGCCGTAGGTACTAAACTAAACGCACTTCTGGCGCAACTCCGCGCCGCCGGTGTAATCGAATCATAAGGGGATTAAAATGGTTGATGTAATCAAACGTCGTATTACCGGTGTTTCTGACGACTCTCCCGCCGACGGCCAGGTTGAAATCGACATGGCAAATATCGCGCCAGCATCTTTTTCTACCGCGCTTGCTGCTACTACCGCTGTTACTGCACCTAACGCGTTAACCCTTACCGTTGTGGCGACCGGTGGGCTGGCGCCTTATTCCTATCAGTGGTTCAAGGATAACAACGCCATCTCAGGCGCTACAGCGGCTACGTACACCAAAGCCACCACTGTTGCATCTACCGATTCTGGTACGTATAAAGTGGTTGTTCACGATGTGTATGGTAATATTATCTCCAGTAGCTCCGTAGTAACTGTATCTTAATGCAACGGCCCTTCGGGGCCGTAATAAGGAAAGGTCATGGCAGATAATTACGTAATCCGCGAAAAGTACACCCACGTTGATGTTGTCGACGGTCAGGTGATGCCGGTTCGCGGTGTTGTAGAAGCGGGTGAACTGGTTGCGACCCAACCGGACAGCGAAGAAGCGCACAACAACGGCGGTGGTGTTAAGCGTCGTCGCCGTAAGTCAGAGGAATAATTTATGCCGCTAATCGTGGAAGATGGGTCAATAGTACCTGGCGCTGACAGTTACGTTAGTCTGGCTGACGCCCGCGCGTTAGCGGCTAATTATGGTCTTGAGCTGCCGGAAGACGATACCGCGGCAGGGGTGGCCTTGCGCAACGGCGCTACTTATGTCGGGCTTGCAGAACCGCAGATGTGCGGTCGTCGTGTATCCGCAGAGCAGTCTCTTGCGTACCCGCGAACCGGCGTAACGCTAAATGGGTTCCCTGTAGCAAACAATGTCATTCCGAAGCAGATAATTCTTGCGCAGGTAATCGCCGCCGTTACATATGGCGCAGGCACCGAAGTGCGCGCCAACTCAGACGGTCGTTCCGTGCAGACGGAGCGTGTAGAGGGTGCAGTAACGGTGACATACTTCAACAACGGCAACAGTGGTGCTACGACCTCGATCACCGCTGCGGACGACGCTTTACGCCCGCTACTGTGTGGCGGACTTAACAATGGCTTCTCATTTAACGTGTACCGGGGTTAAAAATGGCGAAGACTAAGACAGAGATGTTTACCCTTATAGGTGCTAACCTTCCTGATAACACCACCGGACTTATTACCCCCGCCGCATTGCGTGAAGTAATGACACAGATGGCGGACTCGCCTATTTACGCCACTCCTGGGGTGAAAGAGGTTGAAGTTCTCCGCGCCGCGTCGACCGTGGTACAAGCGCCTACCGCAGTAGATACAGCATTGCAGTTAACTTTCGGCTCTGCTCAGGGTAGCGCATCTGACCCGGTAATGATTAATGCCGCCGGGCTGGTTACGTTCAACACCGCGGGTAACTACGCCGTTCGCATCAAGTTACAGGCTGGGCGCACGGGTGCTAGCGGCACGTCTATCCTGTTATCGCGTATTCTTCTGAACGGCGCTCAGTACGGCTCGCCAGCAGCTACTAAACTGGTAAGTGCCGACACCACAATCCCGATTGAGTCCCGCGTTGTTATTAACCCAACCGCGGGCCAGACGTTTGCCGTTCAGATTATGCGGGATAGTGCTGGAACTAACTTCGGCGGCGTATACCCGCAAGCGGCTACGGTAACCGCATGGGGTACCGCCCCGTCAGCACTACTGGTTATTTCGAGACTGGAGGCCGCCGGATGAGCACCACTTTCAGTAAACGTATGCAAGGCGTTGGTACGCGCCTGCTAACCAAATTTGGTAGCACGGTATCTCTGATTCGCGCTGGCTCGAAAGTGTGGGATGAAGTTCTTGGTGAGTACGTCTGGTCTGCTAATGAAGTGTTGCCGTTGAAGGCGGTTCCGGTTCCGGTAAACGCGGGGCTGATAAACGGTACGACGATTCGGGCGGGCGACATGATTGTTAAAGCCGATTGCAGTGTCGTTCCTAAGATGGAAGACAAGGTGCAATTCGGCGGCGAGCAATGGTCTGTCGTAGCTATTGAGAAGAAGATGGTTAACGACGACGCCGTGACCTACTTTATTCAGGTGAGAAAATGAGTTTCGCGCTTGATGTCTCTAAGTTCGTGGAAAAGGCGAAGAAGAATCCCGAGAAGGTTATGCGCCAGGTGTCTATCAAGCTGTTTTCCGCTATCATAAAGGCGACGCCAGTTGATACTGGTCGTGCGAGAAATAACTGGTTTGCGTCAGGCAGTACCCCGTCGCAGGAAACTACGACCTACGGCGCACCGCAAGGGACGGCTACTATACAGCGTGTTACTGCGGTTATAAACACCGCTACAGACTGGGGCGAGTTCACACTTACCAATAACCTGCCGTATATACAGCGGCTTGAGTATGGCTGGTCGCAACAGGCCCCACAAGGTATGGTAAGGACTAATATATCGCGTTTCCAGCAACTCATTAACGAAGAAGCCAACAAGGTGAAATGATGGGCTACTTTGAGGACTTAACAAAAGCGTTTGATGTTCCGCTGGTAGCCTTCGGAAACACCAACGGCATCAAGGTTGCGCTTGAAAATATCGACGCGCCGACGTCTACCGATACACCGTATCTGGCGAGTTACATGTTGCTGGCGGATACCGAGCAGGCGGATTTGTTCTTCACAGAACAACGCGCTGGTGTCTATCAGGTCGACATTAACTACGCATCGGTGAAGGGTAGCGCGCCAATCAATAAAATGGCAGACTTACTTAACACGGCGTTTAAAGCAGGTAAGTCATTTTCACGTAACGACATCTGCGCCGAGGTTCAATCGGTTAGCCTGGGGCCGCTGATTGTAGAAAACGGATGGGCCAAACGACCATTGTCAATTAACTTTATTGCATTCACCAAGAGGCTGTGAATATGGCTACAACTCCTTTTAAGGGCGCGAATACCGCGCAATTCTATGTGGCGGAAGTGACCCCGGGCGTAACACCTGATAACCCGGTCTGGTCGCCGTTGCGCAACACAGGCGGTGTTCCCGCCGTTACCCGCGACACGCTGGCCTCCAACGAACTGGACGGCAGCCGTGAAACTACATCCATCCGCACCGGTAACAGGCAGGTTAGCGGGGAATACGCAATTGAGCTTAGCTCGAAAAGCCAGGACGACTGGCTGGCTGGCGCTTTAGGCTCTACGTGGCAGTCAGGGGCTTCTCTGTCAGGGTTATCGATTACCGTTGCACCGGCGGGTAAGACGTTCACCCGTGCTGATGGTAGCTTTATTACCGACGGCGTTGAAGTGGGCGACCTGATTGCGTTTACCGACTTAACGGGCGACAACGCTAAGCCGTTTATCGTTACTGCGGTAGAGGCACTGGCGGTAACAGGTGCAGGTATCCAGCACACTCTTACCGCGGAGACTGTCACTACCGCGGCCAAAACTGGAGATAAACTGGAAACCGGTAACCAATGTAAGACGTTCTCTATTCTCACCTGGTACAAAGGCCAGTGCGGAGGGGCCAGTGTATATACGCTGACCAAAGGCGTTGAAGTTTCGGGTTTTACCGTTGAACAGGCAGTTAATGCGATGGTAACTGGCAGCTTCCCGTTCATCGGTCGCAGTCAGGAGATTCTCACCGAGCAGCCGTCCGGTTCCGACTTCTCTTCCGTTACGTTTGGTGACGAGCCGTTCTCCTCGGTTGACGTTTCTGTGTTCGATGGGTCTACGCCGTTGCGTTGCGACAGTCTGACCATCACTAACGACAACAGCGCGTCCGCACAGTTCGAACTCGGCAACACTAACGTGGCCTTTGTGGAACGTAGCCGCGCAGCTAACACATTCTCTATCTCCGGCAAACTGTACGACATGGCTATGATTCAGAAGTTTATCAACGAACAGCAGGTAGAGATTAACTCTATTCTGGCTGGGGTAAACGGTGCTATGTCTTTCAGTTTGAAACGCGCAGAGCTTACGGCGGTTACGCCAGAGATTGGCGGACCTGAGTCAATCACTCAGTCCATTGAAGGACAGTCCACAGGCAATCAATATCAATCATCTATCGTAATTCAACGTATTAGTTACGCGTAAGGAAAAGGCCCCGAAAGGGGCCTTTTCTTACTCATCAATATTGCTTCGGTATTCCCGCAACTTCTCCAGACTTTCAATTGCTTCTGCTAAGTCGGTTACGGTGTCCTTGTGCCCACGTAAACCCATGCACAATAGCTTCTTCAATGCGTGCTGTAACGCCGGGTCGCGGATGTCGAAGGCGCGCAGCACATCGTAAACGTCTACGGTCATAGTGCTGCCGTGAGTGTTTGTCATTGTGCGGTTGTATTTTGAAGTCATTTTCCGTGCCTCTCAGTAAAGTCTTTCTTTTCTTTGTAAAAACATTCTGCATATCTCACGGCGTCTTCTTTTTGGTCAAAACGCTTGGCTATCCTATTCCCGTTATATTGAATTTGAACGACCCATTTACCGTTATATGTTTTACTAACCCCGGTAACACCAGACGAGTTATCCCTGCGCTTTGCTGCATTTTTGCAGTTTATGTGCCGGTCGCACAGTCGAAGATTCTCTATACGGTTATCGCTTTTCACACCGTTTATATGGTCAATCTCCTTGCCTTCTGGTATAGCTCCGTTAAACATTTCCCATATAATTCTGTGGGCGAATGTCATTTTTGATCCTAGTTTAGTTCTTACATATCCGCGGTGGTCAACGTACCCTACTTTACGTCCTTTCGGGTACTTAGGGTTTACGCTGTCCTTAGCGTAAAGATTCCCGTTTTCGTATTCGTAAACGTTATTCCATGTCAATTTATACCCCCTATCATTTCTGGTGATATTGTGAGGCGTGCCACCTCCCCATATTCTGCACTATATGTTATCACGTTAGCACTACGGCCAGACATCCAACCCCCTCGCGATGCGTAAGCATCTTTCGCCGCCAGGGTGCGGTGCTGTTCGACTACCATATTACGGCTCTCTACTAGTTTCTGATGATGTAGATGGCCTACATGGGCGTAACTGTATGTGCTTTCACCGAAAGCCTTACGGAATTTAGAAATCATTACTGACTCTATGGCATCGAATCTCGCACGGTGTCCGTGGTGCATGAACAGCGTAGTTTTTCCATGCTGAACCATCTTGTATACGTCGGGGGAGGTGTCCACAAATACGCGAGGTTCGTTGTCATACAATGTGCAGAACATTTCGGCAAGCCATACGGAGCCGACAGGGTCGTGGTTACCTTGGACGATTAAAAGTTTGACTGTGTGATGTTTAACCAGAGCCATATCAACAACACGGCGTACCATACGAATCATGTAGCGGACCAGTTTCTGATAGCGCGTATCCGCGTCTAACACATGACGTGACTCAGGTGTAACGGCATCCAGACTATCGAAGTGCGCGAAATCCCCCAGCAGGTTAATAACTCCTGTTCCTGCGTCCGGCGCTTTCTGAAACGCCGCGTCGAACCATCGAGAGAACAGGTCTTCCGCGATTTTCATATCCCAGTCGTCGCCGCTCTCGTCGGCCCAGGCCAGCATACCGAGATGGAAGTCAGATACCGTGTAAAGATTGAGTAGTTTATCGTCACGTTTGGCCCGAACGGCTTTAACAGGCGCAACCGGCGTAATCTCTGACTTCATGCCCTCAATTACGGCTTTCATCAACTCAACCTGACGTTCGGCATCGGTGTCTGTCTTAACCCATTGCAACTTAGTGTTGCCGAACTCGTCTACCAGTGACGACGTCCCTTTAATCTTGTAACCGTCTGGTACAAGGTGGCTAACGTCACGCCCGTGGCCCACACCTTTCTTTGCCAGCTTCGCTTTACGGATACGAATAACTCGGTCTGAGATGCCGTATTTACGGGCTATATCTATATTCTTCACCCCGGCGTTCAATTCTTCCTGTAATTGTTCGTCGGTTATTTTCTTCCGGGCCATGCTTACTTCCTCGTGTTTAGGATTTGTCCTATTTAACCACAGTGCATTCCTTTAAATAAAGGCGACTATTTACTTTCCACGCCTATCGCCCATCCAGTCATTACCATTTGCAGACGAGTAGCTGTTAGTAGGCTGTAAAACGCGTCCCCGTTTTTCTCTACCGAACGTATTACCGAGTATGTTACGGCTTGTGCAGGTAGACCTGATTTACCAACCTCTACGGCAGCCTCACATTCACGAACTGTAGAGTCCTTAAATGCCTTTACAATAGTAGGGTCGGCTTTTTCAAGCACGCCAGAAGTCATAAGAACAGACTCACTAAATACCTGTTCGCACGGAGACCCAAAAGCGGCAAAAGACATAAACCCCAGAGCTAATACTAATTTACGCATAATTATTTCCTCAGTAAGTTACAGGTGAATAGTACCCTATTATATTGGGGTGTGCAAGTAGTGTGCTAGAATAAGTTTGCGCCTAGTGTCGCACACGAAAAGCGGGTGGTTCCCGTCTGGCGCATTTCCCTTAACCTGTAACCTCTTAACCAAAGGATTAAAGAATGAAACTTTCTGATTTCTATTTTGCGGACCGCCATGCTGTAGGCACTAAAATGCCTATCCTTCTGCCGAGTGGTAAAGACTCCGGTGAATGGCTGCAGGTCATCGGCCCTGATTGTGACGCGGGTGTTCGTGCGGGCCGCGCCTACACAACGGCAATTCGACGCCTTACGGAAGAACTTGCGCCATTAGATAAAGAGTGCGAGGCGCTGAATAACTGGGCACGTTATAACGATGAGAAGGGCTGGCGGGTGATGGACCTGAACAAGCAGCTTGCCGTGGAAATCGTCACCGGTTGGTCATTCGACGAACCGTTCAGCAAAGAGGCGCTGGCTAACCTGTTTGACCAGTACAGCGGGTTGGCAGAAGCCGTAGTTAAGCACCACACCGATAGCCGCGAGAAACTCTCGGAAAAGTAAAAGCGCTGTATGAATTTGCGCAATGGTGTTTTGTTGACCGTCACAAACGTAAGCAATTTGACGACATCGCGGCAGGCCACCAGGCGGCTTTGATTGCAATGGGCGTGATTAAAGAACCGCAGATGAAAGAAACGACGGGGCCAGAATGCCCCGTTTCTCTTATCGACGTGTTCGAGAAATACCGTGCCATTAAATTCCTACAGCGCGAAACAGATGATACTATCGTTATAATCCCGCGCGATGCGCTCAAATGGCAAGATTTGGTAGCGTTTCGTGATGTCGCCGGTTACGGCATAAGTTTGTTCGAAGCCGAGGTTATCATGGGCTTAGACGGAATATTTGAGGGCAGAGAAGATGGCTGATACGGCTTCCCTAATTGCCAGAGTAAAAACAGAAGGTGCTGACGTAGCTGCCAAACAGCTTGACGCTATGGCTGCATCCGCAGACCGGGCGGACACATCCGTAAATAAACTAACGCCGGATGTTAATAAAGTTAACACCGCCACATCCAAAGCGGCCTCTGACGGTTTCGCTAAGTTCCGTAACGCCGCCGGGCAGGTGGGCTTCCAGGTGCAGGACATGGTTGTCCAGTTGCAGTCCGGTACGTCCGCATTCGTAGCAATCGGACAACAAGGTTCTCAGCTTGCGGGTGCTTTCGGCCCTGGTGGTGCGGTGCTTGGGGCTGTAATTGCTCTTGCGTCAGCTATCGGCGGCGTCTTGTACAAATCGCTAACAGAGGCGGAGGGGAGTTCAAAAGACCTCGAAGCCGCGCAGAAACAGTTAAAAGACACCTTCCAGCAAACAGCATCTGGCTCTCTCGAACTGACAGACGGCCTCATCCAGCTTACCCAAATCAGCCGAGAAGCGGCGGAGACTCAGCTTGCTCTGGCTAAGGCTAACGCAGACCTTATCGCGCAGCAAACAGCTAAAGCCGTTCGAGAGGACGCAGAATCATGGGAGACATGGAAAGCATCCACGGCATCGGCTATTAGCCAGTATGATGCGCTGGTCTCTAAGGGCGCGGATGTAGGCGACACGTTAGAAAAACTAGGCGGCACTTACGAGGGCAACATCGTAGGTGTCAACATGCTGGCACAGAATATCGCGGAGCTTAGCAGTAAGTTCGGGGTTAACCGCGGCCAGGCCCTGGAGATGATAGCGGCGCAGAGCGCGTTCAATAAAGAGCCGACCGCTGAGAATGCCCGTCGCATCGCCGATGTGTTTACCGACTGGCTGGGTAACACAAAACAATTGAACCCGGAGCTTATCCGCCTTACCGATAATGCCAACAAGAATGCCACGGCACTGGAGAACGCTGAGAAGTCGGCAAACGCCGCGGCGGAGGCCCAAAAGAATCTCGGTCGTAACGTCAACTCAACGACGCAGAGATTCCAGGAACAGAACGAAGCTATCGTTAAGAACCAGCAAATCGCCATCTTAAGCGACCGTGAGCGCATCCGGGCGCAAGCTGAACTTGATAAGCAGGCGTTTGCTAAACGTGAAGCTGTCACCAAAGAACAGATAGCCGCGTATAACGCCGCCCGTGACGCGGAAGCGCAGCAAGACATCGCCCGCATCGACAAGACCGAGAAAGAGAAGGCAGACCGCGAGGCTAAATCGAATGAGAAACGCCTGGCGGCGCAAGCCAAACGTGAAGAAATGGCGGCTGAACGACAGAAAAAAGCGGCGGAAGATTTCCTGGCTACTGTCGACCGCACAACCGGAGACGAAATTTCACGTATTACAGCGGCAGAAGAACAGAAACTGGCGAAACTTGAGGAGTTCAACCGCGCAGGAACGATAAGCCAGCAGCAATACGAAAACGCCAAAACTCAAATTATGCTCACAGCCGAGCAGGCCAGACAGGAAGAACTGGATAAGAAAAGAAAAGAAGCCCAGGAGAAGCAGCAGAAAGGCGACGACTTCATGGCTCAGATTATGGGCCAGAACGCCACTGAGCTTGAGCTTCTCGATATCCAGGAACAGCAGAAACTGGCTGTCGCCGATAAATACCGCGAACAGGGGCTGATTAAAGAGGAACAGTATCAGGCGGCACTTAACGCTATCAATGAGCAGTATGCTACGAAGCGCGCCGACGCAACGGCAACCGCCTTTGGTAACATGGCTTCAAACATCGGTTCGGCGTTGGGCGAGGCTTCCGGTGCATACAAGGCGTTCGCTATCGTACAGGCCACCATAGCCACGTACACCGCGGCTATTGAGGCGTATAAGTCAACGGCGGCTATCCCTGTAGTCGGCCCGTTCCTGGCCCCCGTAGCCGCTGCTGCTGCCGTTGGGGCGGGTATGGCGCAGGTTTCCGCTATCAGGTCCGCACGTGAACAGGGTGGTCAGTTATCCGCGGGACAGGCTTCCACCATCGCTGAACGCGGTAAACCGGAAGTTATCATGCCCGCTGGGGCATCGCGTGTGCGCACCGCGCAGCAGATGAAAGAAATTATGGGGCAAAACGGGTCTTCTTCCGGTCCGTCTAATGTTACTATTGTGAACAACACTAGTTCTCAAATTGGCAACGTATCCACAGAGCAGGATGATGAAGGCCGTTTGCGTATCATCATCGAAGAGCAAGTGGCGGCATCTTTGCAGAACAGCAACAGTAAGATTAGCAAGGCCCGCAAGGCCACAAGAAATGCGCCGGGGTTCAAATAATGAGCGACTTATATTTCCCACGTAGCCTTAAGCCGGTGGTATCGAAAGGCTACTCAATGACCAGACGCAACAACGTCTGGAGCGTTGATTTAGCCGGTGGCGGTGTGCGTCAGGGCCGCGACACGTATTACGACGTGTTCCCGATAAGCGTAACCCTGATTACATCAGCACTAGGGCGGCAGGCGTTTCTGTCGTTCCTTGAGAAAGTCGATGGTGGTGCTTCAAGTTTCTGGATGGCGCATGACTTCGGCATGGGTATCGAGGATTATCAGGTAACTATCACGTCAACCATCGCAGAGTCCACAGAAGATGGCATTAACTGGACGATTACTTTCACGGCAACCGCTGAGAAATCGCCGTTCCAGAACCTTGAGAATCAGTGCCTTGTTAACAATCTGCCCGATTTGTATGGTTGCTATGGTGACAGTCTGAGAGGTTTCCTTAAAGCCTACGGAACTGCACAATCAACGTTTCCACGAATTTGGGACCCGATGCAATGAGCCAGGAATCAGTAGAAGCAGCCTATCGCCGTAAGCTGGCCTCAAATCCCGACGGCGAGATGGACTACATCACGTTGCAAATCAGCCATCCGTTGCTGTCAAAGACGTATTATCTTGTGCGCGGGCTACAGGAACTTACGGCGACACTGGAGACGGGCGAAACAATCACGTTCGAGCCAACCCCGATGGAAGCGGCGGGAGCCGCTAACAACAGTGATATGGACCAGACGACGACGTTCACTTTACCGGATATTCTCAATCAACTGGACGACGAGATGGATAAAATCCCGATGAGTAATACTGAGTTGCCGAAGTTTGTATTCCGCCGTTATGTCAGCACCGACCTGTCTTACCCAGCGGATGGTCCAGTCGCGTACGAGTTACAGGCCATCAACCAGGAGAAAGGTGAATTCTCCGCGGATGTCGGTACACCTATGCTGAACCAACGAAGCACTGGTATACTGATGACACCTAAAGAAATACCGTTATTACGCGGCCTGTTGACCACATGAATATTAACGACTACACGGGCATACCTTACGACTTTCGCAAACGTAATTGCTGGCATCACGTGCGCATTGTCCGCGCGGATGCCGGGTTAGAAACCCCGGCGTTCGACGTTACAAGCCCAACGGCAATTAACGACGCGTTTGACGAAGGCCATCGCAACACGAAGGGACTTACAAAAATTGATAAGCCTGAAAACTTCTGTGCGGTGCTTATGGGGTATCGCCGCGGGGGTCGTATCGTGTGGCACGCAGGAGTTTACTTCGACGGGATGGTGAGCCATTGCGAGCTTGCGTCCCGGCAGGTACGGCTTGACAGGCTGGCAGACCTCAGAGACACGTACACGGAGATTGAATTTTGGCGATAATCCTGCACTACACGCGAAACGCAGATGGCGCTTTCGACCGCACAAAACACGTCGGGATGCCGATGGAGTTTGTCGTTAACCGTATCCCCGACGGCGTGCCGGTGCGCGTCTACCTCGGCGAGATTGGTGACGATACCGACGTAACTGACGACTTCGACGCGCTTAAAGACGAAGACGCGGTGTACCACATTATTGAGGGTGCTGGTGGTGGTATAGGTAACGCTATTGGGAAGGTGTTTGGTTTTATCCTTAAGCCAATCGCTAAGTTGTTTGGTCTTAACCGGACACCTAATGCCGACTACACGGCGACTAACAATCAGACAACGTCACCGAACAACAGCCTTACCGACCGTTCCAACAAGCCGCGCCCTTACGAGCGCTCTTATGACATATGCGGGACTGTACAGACAATTCCTAATGACCTGATGCAGACGTACAAGGCGTTCAACTCCACGGGCGCTTTGCTGGAGTATTCGTACTACGACGCAGGGCGCGGGCATCTGCATATTGAGGCCAATGGCGTCACAGAGGGTGACACCTTGATAAGCGACATCACGGGTTCCTCTGTTGCCGTGTATGCGCCGTATACTTCCCCTAACAACACCACATCCCCTCAACTACAAATCGGCGACGTCATTGACCAGAAACTCTATGTGACATACTCCAATGATGACGTCGACGGCATTGTACTGAAAGCGCCAAACGACATCGGAGCTAACCCAACCTCCGGCGGCACTGCCAAACGTATCTCAACCACCGGCTACATCTATGACCCGTCGGGCGACTCTGCTTTTTCTGAGTTTCTTAGTGTCGGTGATGTCGCGGTGCTGAGCAACTTTGACGTACGCGATGTCACTAACCTGAACGGCTCATTTGAGGTTTTATATGTCGACGACTTTGAGGTTCGGTTGTACGTCGGGAATATAGGTAACTGGGGCAATCTTAGTAATGGGCAGACTTACGCCCTGACAGAGCGTTCGGATACGTTTATAGGCCCGAGCAACACGTACGATGTGTCCCTGACCGACTGGTATTACATGGTGCGCGGAGAAGTTGACCGAGTGCTCGCCAACGTTGCTGGTCAGAACGGCCTCTACAAATACGATGGCGGCTATAACCGCACCAGCGTAACCGTAGAACTCCAGTACCAGATGATTGATTCCCGGCGCAACCCGTTGGGTGATATTTACACGGTACAGGCTACAATTACGGGCAACAATACCGACTACGTCGGCACGTCTATCTACGGTCAACTGCCGACCGCGTCCCGTTTCCGCGCCCGCATGCGCCGTATAACGAATTTCGATAAGGACTATGACGGTACAGTAAGCGACGAGATAACGTTCATCAACCTGTACGGGCAGTCCCTGGACACAACCCCACACTACGGCAACAGAACTACCGTACATTGCGCCCGTAAACAGACGCCACGTGCCGCAAGTATCGACAACCCGGAACTGCGCATGATCGCAACCGAGATGTGTTACAAATACCGGGGAAATGGGGTATTTGATACAGTAATGACGCCGAATACGCAGGCGGTACAATCGCTAATCAGACTGGCGCGTGACCCGGCGGTGGGCAATCTGGAACTCACAACGGCAAACATGGATAAGTTACTATCCGTGCAGGAAGAAATTGAGTCCTATTTCGGAAGTGAATTGGCGGGGCAGTTCTGCTACACATTCGACGACTACGACACAACTATGCAGGACATCGTTCAGACTATAGCTGAAGCCGTGTTCTGTACCGCGTACCGTAAAGGCGCGGATATTATGCTGCGATTCGACCGCCCAGTCGCTGGGCCAGAGATGGTGTTCACCCACCGCAGCAAAACTACCGGGACGGAGAAATGGTCCCGCACGTTCAACGATTCGACAACCTACGATAGTCTGTCGTTCTCGTACATCGACCCGGATACTAACGTACAGGAAACGATTTATATCCCGGAAGAACTTGGGGTAAACACCGAAGAATACGAATCGAAGGGGGTGCGCAACTACCAGCAAGCGTACTGGCTTGCGTGGCGTCGCTACCAACGCAACGCGTTAAGTAAAGTTGTCGTAGAGTTCGAAGCTACCGAAGAGGGGGCACTCGCTACACCGGGCGGCGTAATCAGTGTGGTTAAAGGCTCGCGTATCGCGCCACAGGACGGCTATGTTGTTGCCGTTAATGGGCTTACGCTGACGCTGTCTCAACCTGTTACGTTTACTCCGGGGGATGACCACTCCATCATCCTCAAGAAGCGCGACGGCTCGGTGCAGAGTATCTCTGTTATCAAAGGAAGTCACGACCGTGAGGTGGTTATGCTCTCCGCGCCGGAGGAGGCAATCTACACAGGGAATAGTGCACTAAAAACTGAGTTTTCATTCGGCAACGAAGCAAGGCATAATGCTCAGAAGATAGTTGTTTCCTCAATCGACCCGGGCGACGACCGCACGGTCAGGATTACTGGTTACAACTATGACGATGGATTCTATAAATACGACGGCGTCGCGCCATACGGCAGCGGTTTCTCCGACGGGTACAGCAACGGTTTTAATTAAAGAGGACTCTATATGTCAAGCGGATGCGGTGACGTTTTAAGCCTGGCGGATTTACAGACCGCCAAGAAACACCAGATTTTTGAGGCAGAGGTCATTACCGGTAAATCCGGTGGGGTTGCTGGGGGTGCTGACATTGACGAAGCAACGAACGCTGTAACAGGGCAGGTGCAAAAAACATTACCAGCTGTTCTTGATGATATTGCGTTGAATGTAGTGCCTTTTAGCAAACAATATTCGGACCTTGCTGCCGCGCAGGCAGATATAGCTAATATCCCAGTAAATTCCTATACGTATATCAGAGATTCGTCTGGCAGCGCATTGGCGCTGGAATACCAGAACGTAGCCGGGGTCTTGACAGCCACAGGCCGAAAAATGCCTTCACGGGCATCAATGGTCATTGGTTCTGTAGATTCGTGGGTTAATAACAATCTTTACTCATTTGATTCATTTTCATCGCCAAACGAAAACTTGGTATCAATGAGCGTAGCCGCAGTAGATACGATTGCGTACCGAGAGGCCTACTCCGCTTTATTATCTACAGTTGCAGCGGGCGACATTATCACTGTCCGTTATAGATACAGCGGAACCGGAGGCGCCCCAACCATTGGATTAAAAACATCGCTGAACGGCACATTTGTGAGTAATCAGCCAACGCTGACCTCTTCAAATGACTGGCAGGAAGTGCAGCTTACCGCTACCGCAGCTACCGCAACGCTCCTGGCTATCGGGGTGAACACAAGGCTTGCAACCACTGTTCAGTTATCGATTATCGCCTACGCATCGAAGAAAAATGCTATTACCACGGCAATTCTTAACTCACTGGATAGCATTTCCAGTTTAAATGGGAAGGTGCGTATTGGTTCTGTGGATTCGTGGGTTAATAATACCGGATATCCATTTTCCACATTTTCCCAGGTCAATAACAACCGCGTGAACTACGCTAATGCTTCAGGCGTATACTCTGAAATGTACGCCAACGCTTCCGTTCCTTCAGGCGAGAAGGTAACGCTCAGCTACTCGCTGGATATTACTTCAGGTCGTTTATTCGCTCGACTTGCCAACGGTAGCAACTGGACCAGCGACGAAGTCCAATTGACTAATGGTGATGCACGGCAGACTGTTATCCTGACAGCTACGGCAGACACTAAGCAGATTAAAATCTACTCAAAAGCAGAAGTTTCATCAGGGAGTATATTTGCAGAGGTAAACTTCGGACAGAAAAACTCACTGACCGAACAGATTGACGCGCTATATTCTTCAATCGCTTCAGCCAATGCTGTTCTTGCTATTTTGTCACAAGATTCTACCTTCGACTCTTTCGTTAACAGTTCACCTTACACCTATACTCTTTCCGATGCCGGAACCGCGTATAAGCAATTGATGAACACAATCACCCCAGTATCTGGCGTTTCAACCGTCAAGATGATGTATAAAATTGCATCATCTAATGCGGCACTGAAGATTCAGAGTCGTAATGGTAATGCGTGGGGGGCAAATGAAAAGGCTCTCATTGCAGACGGTAATTATCATGAAGTGGACCTCGCATTAGCTTCGGGGCAGGTTTTCTCTGGGTGGGGTGTGTACTCAGCAGCAAAATCAGGTGGGTATCAAGCCGATGTGACGATGATTCCTGTTTCTGCCGATGGGGTATTTTTCACCCCAGCCACAGCTATTTTGTACGGACTCATGACGTCCGCAGATTCACTCAACACCAGAGTTACCGCACTGGAAAACGGGCAGGTCACTAACCAGAATACTGACGTTATTTTCCCGGCATATTTTTATGCTGTAGATGGTCGTCCATTGCGTTTTTATGGTGCCAATATGGTCAGTGGTGCTCGCCCGTGGCGAAATAATACTGACGTTGTGCTGTCCAGTCATGGGTATGAGGGAAAGCCAGTATTACTTAAAAATGTTGTGCCTGACGCAACGATAATGCCGTCAGAAATCAACGGACCAACGCTGAACGTTAATGCTCGTGCTGATGGTTCTGGGGATGTATTTCGTAAGAAAGCTGCGTTCACCAAACTGGCGGCGACTCAGACCGGTAACGTGAAAGTCGCTACTATTATGGACTCACTTGGTGAACGTTGCGTTCCTTGGTTGTACTTCGCCATCAATGCCACTGGTGCTGCTTACGTAGGTGCTGGTTCCCGAACCACTCGTGGTATAACGGACGAGGGAGGTTACACTCTGCCAAATACACCGTCAGCAGGCATTCCTTTTGACGGTCGTGGTGGCTGGACGACGTTCGACTACATCGGGAAGACGCAGAAGACGAACTTCTCGCAGCCATTCCTGCGTGACGCTACGAGCACAGATTTCTCTGCTTATCCGCAGTATTGCTTCGATAAAGCCTACTCCGGGCAGAGCTATGCAGATAACCCTAATCTGGAGGGGTATCACATTTTTGATGTGACGGCATGGATGGCAGCGGCTGGCGTGAGCGCATCAGACAAACTGGTTGTGGTTATCCAACTGGGATACAATGATTTGTATTATAACTACACCCCGCAGCAGACCGCCGACGCGCAGGAGTTCATGATTGCGAAATTCCGTGAGAAAATAGCGGATTCCCGTTTCGTTATTTCTCACCAGGCATTTGGCTGGTCGGGAGCAAGTGCACCCAAGAATTGGCCTGACTTTGCAAAATGGATAACGGAGAAGGTCAGGAAGTTCGACAATCGCCTTGGCGAGAAAATAATTGTGGCGCCTGCATGGGCGCAGATGAGCTACAAATACGGAATGAACGAAACTATCACAACAACCAGTGATACTGGTGTCCAGACTGTATCGTTACCTGATGACGTCCATCCCGGAGAGCTTGGCGGGGCGCAGTGGGGTGACGCTCTGGTTGCTCCTGTTCTGGCGGCGTGGAGTTTATAAAAAAAAGGGCCGAAAGGCCCTTTTCTCTACTCTTCTGATAACTTCTCCAGTACAAACGCCAGTTGCGCATTAGCGGCGTCTCTTTGCTGCCGTAGGCGTAGAACCTCCTCTTCAAGTTCCTTGATACGTTTTTGCAATGCCGGAATCGGAGCTATGATGTTCATTTCTCACCTTCGCTTTTCTTGAAGCTGCGCTTTATGTCCGGCAGCGTGTAACATCGTGACTTTTCGTATTTACCGTTCGAGCTTACCAAAACAAAGCTGTTGCCGTCTTTTGATATGTACTCGATGGTGAAAGTATTGAATGTGCGTATGCTGTATATTTCATCACCAACATTAAGTTTCATTTCTTACCTCGTCTCTTCATGTAATTAAGCAACTCTTCCTGTACCGATTTTTTCTCGTCCGTACGCGCGGCAACAACCTCGTCCAGCGTGTCTTTAGCGACGATGTGGTAGAGGAACACCGGGCGCTCGTGTCCTGCCTGTTTCTGACGGACTGGACCTATACGCTCAACGACCTGCAAATAGTGCTCAAGGTTCCATCCCTGACTTATGAACGCCAGATGATGCCCGCCGTCCTGTAAATTTAAACCATGACCGGCTGACGCAGGGTGGACGCATAGTATTTCGATTTCACCACGGTTCCACGCTTCCATCTGCTTATTACCCTTAGCGCCTTTTGCAAACGCCTGTGCCTGCGGGAAACGTTTCAGGATGCGTTCCAGTTCGTGCTTGAACTGATAAGCCACAAGCAGCGGCGCGCCCTGTAACTCCTCGACAATTGACTCAAGCGCGTCAAGTTTCGTATCGTGCACTTTCTCCCAGTCTTTGGTTGCTTCGCCGTCTGGCCCTGACACATATACGGCACCGGAGGCAATCTGCAAACACTTCGACGTCTTCGCCGCAGCGTTAGCGGCTTCAACCTCCCCGCTCTCCAGTTCCGCGAATAACTTCTCCTCCATATCGATGTACGCCTGACGTGCTTTCTTCGGCAGGTCGATTTCCACTGGCACGATAACAGGCGCTTCACACCCGAACCACTCGGCAGCGTCAATCGTGAGACTGATGTCCTTCATCTTCTGGTGAATTTCGTTATCCGCCCCCGGGCGCGCATGATACTCTCGCGCCATAGCGGACTTACCCTTCTGGACCGAATTAAACCAGCGGTCGGTGAACGCGGTGTATGAAGAACCCAGTCGCTCGCCAGCGTCAATAAACCAGTTCTGCCCCCACAAGTCCTTCAGGCCGTTTGGTGATGGCGTACCTGTCAGGTTGATAAAACGCTTAACCTTACCGAATGCCACTTTGCTAAGCGCCTTTGCCCGCTTGCTTCCGCCGGAACGGCTGCGGAATGATTTAAGTTTCGTGCTTTCATCGGCAACGATAACCGTAAAAGGCCAGTCGTCTTTGCCGTAGTAGTCAATCAGCCATTCGATAACTTCATAGTTCGTGCACACCACGTTAGCGTATGACTCCAGCGCCGCGATGCGGCGCTTCTCCGAACCCGTGGCATCGACGACACTCAGGCATGGGAATCGCCATTTCTCTTGTTCTGCTGGCCATGTGCCGGACGCAACGCGCAGCGGAGCTAGTATTAACACGCGGTCGTCATCGTTAAGTTGGCCGTTGCGGAACAGTCGGTTTAATGCCCACAGTACGCTGCCAGTCTTCCCGGCACCCATGCTTGCCCATATGTTGCAGCGATTGTGCCGCAACATAAACGAAGTCATGAGCTTTTGGTACTCGCGCCTTTGAAACTTAGACATGATTAGCCTCGTAAACTGCTTTTGCGAGCCCACGCGGAGTAAGGCTGCGGATTGTTTTTGTTCTGGCGCTCTTTCCGCCGAGTTTAGCCCAACCAGGGTTATCTCCGCTGCCCACGGCAACCTCGGCAACGTTAGGCATAACAAACCCATTTCCGGCCCACAGGCACGTCTTTTTAACATATGCATCTCGCGCCGGGATAACATCCGGGAACATTGGATGCGTGTCGTCTTCGGGTAAATAGCCGCCGTATTCGTACGGATTGAACGCGTAGTCAGGCTTACGCCATAAAGACGAAAGAACGCTAACCGGGTTCTCAATCATATACGGTACGTTGTACTTTTTAGCCAGACGCGCAGCCACTTTGCATGTAATCACGGCCTCTACCTGAAACGTTGGGTTCCTTCTCCGCTTCGTTTCGAAATGGGCCGCGCCGCTAACGGCTAAATCTGTGCATGGGGGGAACGCGAAAATAATATCCGGCGCAACGTCGAAGTCGAATTTATTATCAATCCACGCGTTTATATAGTGGATATTTTCATGTTCAACTTTTGCACCCAATCGAGCGTAGTCTCCGTGGTCGGCGCCGTCGTAGTTGAAACAATAGCAAGTATGGCCCGCTTCCGCCCACGGTTGGGCCATAATGCCCGAACCGTCAAACAATGACCAGACAATCATTTCAGCACCAGCACAAGCTCTTTACGCCCGAACGCCGTAACGTTACCCGTTACATCTTCGATAACCAGTTTACCGTTCGACTCGACGAACACAGTATCGACGGCAACAGGCCGACGGGTCTTAACGTTGAAAATCATGTCGCCCGGTACGATGTCACGTGCTGGTTTGCGGTCATATTCGTGTTTCATTTCTCAATTCCTTATATTGTTGGTGTGTGATTAACTATAATAGTTCGCTATTAGGTCGTCAACCTGTTTGAACGAGCCAACGACAAAAACATTTGCACCACGTTTACACATCCGCGCATGCTCGCGTAACTGGTGTGGGTCTGGCTTCGTGTTTTCGTCTTTCTTAACCTCGACGAACCAGATGATGCCGCCGGGGAGAATTACCAGCAGGTCGGGAGCGCCGGAGCGCCCCTCGTAGGAAAGTTTACGAACGAGGCCACCGAGGGCCTCGAATCGTTCTTTTGCGTATTTCTGAATCTTGCCCTCCGGGGTCATGAGCGCAGAACCCAAGTTATAAACGCCCCGCCTAGAACGGCAACACCGACAAACTTAAAGAACAGGCCATAACAGAACATCGCAGCTATTCCCGCACCGAGTAACAGTGCGAGCATGGTTACTATCGTCCAAAATACAAACATTGTCATAATACGCACCCCTCTCGTTTTGTATGCTCAATCCCGCAGCGCGGGCAGATTCGACAGTCTTCTTCGTATAACCCGTAAATTTTCATTCCAGCACCCACAGATAAATTGCGATGAACATACCCAATACGGTGACAATCATGCCGTATTGACCCTCGTGACAGTAGACACCGGCGGCGAATCCCGCCAGTAATACGATAATCAGTTTACTTAGCATAACGTTTCATCTCCGCACCTTCCGCTACAAGCGGGAACCCCTCAGCCCACTCAGGCAGCGAACACATTAATTTTTCCAGTTCAGCCACCGTGTAATCAGGCGTATCTGGAGTTTCACACACCAGTTCATCGTGTACCGAAAGCACGATGGGATACCCGCCACCCTCAACATTAATCATCGCATATGCTAGTAAATCACGGCACAACGCCTGAACAATGTTTTCACAGGCTTTGCCGCCGTGGGTGTACAGGGTAGTCCATTGGCGGGTTAACTGGTTTTCACCTTGGTACTTGATTCGCACATTCGTGTTTACCCGTCCGTCTTCGTCTGTTTCTTTTGTCACGCTAACGCCGATCCCCGGATACGAGAGGATACGGCCTGACGGCAACTCCATACACAACCACCAACCGGGAACCTTCCTACCTGATGAATCGGTTTCTACTGTTCTCCAGATTCGGATAGCGCGCTCGCCATTCTTGCGCAAGTGTGCTCCCGCCCAAAATTCACGACCAGGATTGCGCACAGCGGCTAAAATTCCGTCTTTAAGGTCCCGCCAGAACGCTACTGTTTCCGGGTGTGACTCGCGCCACATACGCTTGATCGCGTCACATGTGCGCCACACTTTCTTGTCCAGAATATACGATGGTCTGTCGTCCTTTTCACCTGGATGCGGTGGCCGCTTTGCTTCCTGGATGCGTGCCCACTCGTACCCGCGTGCGGTAGCGGCCCATATGTGGCCCGGGAATGTACCGTCCATTGTTTTTGCCATCTCAATAAGGTCAAGACCTAAGTTTTTAGCGAACGTAACGAACGCTCCGACGCCTCCCTCGTAGCCGAGGCCAAGCTCGCAGTTATGCGCCACAAGAAAGCCAGAGTCTGAGGCTATAAGAAAACGGTTGCCGTCTTCCACATCAATCAGGTCGTACACCGGCTCGCAGTAGGTTAATTTCCCGCTCAAGTTCAGCAATGCGGGCAACGGCTGCATCATACTTTCGTTGAAGCTCGGGTATTTGCCGTCTGTTTCGGCAGTTTTCAGAACGGCTGACAAACCGAATGTTTCCAGGTTCGTAGTTACCGTCTGTGTCGATTCTATCCATTTCGAGGTTCGGGTCATCCCAGCTTTCCAGAGTTTGAACATATCTAAGAAAAGACCTTTTATCAGTCCTCCACTGGTCGAATACCGTGATGCCTCTTGCCCCATAGTTTTTATAACCCTTATCCCTGGGGCTTGTTGTTCGCGTGATAGCCGCGGACAGCCGGTTGAGTAATCGCGTTCTGTGCGCATCATCCGGCATTGCGTCTTCGTAGCAGAAATACTGTTTACGATATTTTTTTGTTGCTTCAAGGGCGCAGCGGTTGCATTGAGTGGTTTTACCCGCTCTGACGTTGTCATAATAGACCCGCCCCGGCATCCCCCCGCAATCACATTGGACGAGTAGTTGTCTTTGGCCTTGTCGTTTTGGTAACTCGCGCAGGATAACCAAGCGTCCATACCTCTCTCCAGGGCGAGGCCCATCATATATCTGTTTGAAGCGAGTTGCTTTGCCTGCTTCCAGGAATGCGCCAAGATTTTGTGGTCTTCGGTCATTAGCACCCCGTCCACATTTATTACCGGTTTCCACCCCATAAGGTGCGCGCCTTTTGTATTCACCCATTTTTCACCGCTCCATACTTTATCTGTTGATGTAACCGCCATAATATCCTTAAATCCGCCATCGGTCAAAACTTGGGTATGACGGTGAAGGCACGCTTTACCAATCTGGCGCAAGTCTTTACGTTCTTTCTTAATGTCGTCTGGGTCCATGCCAAACATCTTACCTGCGGTTACGCAATAAATATCCAGCCCGGCGCGGAACGTATCTAGCGCGGTTTCTTCGCCTGCAAGCCACGCAAGCCCTCGGCCCTCAACGTTAGAATAATCGGCAACAACAAACTTATGTCCTGCTTCCGGTATGATGCAGCTACGCACCGTCGATGCCGTTAATTTAGCGACATCAAAACGGCGGTGCGCGCGGCCCTTAAGTAACGCTGAAATGCCTTTATCCAGTTCATCATCGTGATAGTACCCGCGCGCGAGGTTCTGCGGTTGGAAGCCTTTACCCGCCCATCGCAGAGTGCGTTTTGCCCCGCCGTACTGCAAGCAACCGCGGCGTCGGTCGTCAGAAGAGCGGCCCAACAGCAGTGGGTTATATTTCGTTGATGCGGTGGACGCGGCCCCGAGGCGCATTTCTATAATCATGCGAGCATCGTCGGGTAAATCATCGTCTGCCAGCAGGTCATTCAGTGTCGACTTCTGTGCGTTATGGATGCGGTGCGCGGGTGCGAGTTCACGCAGAATCGGAAGGAAGTCTTTACCAGTAAGCGAGCCGCCGTATTTTCGTTGGGCTTCTTCCTGTAACTGTGCCTTGTGCTTCTCCACGGCTTCAATCGCGGCTTCCGCCAGTGCGACGTCAACCTTAAACCCGCGGTCATTGATTAACTGGTCCAGCTCCAGTACACGGTCCTCGAACTCGGAGTTACCCCAACGCGGCAGTTTATGGAAGACTTCACGCATCGCGGTGATGTCGCTCACGGCGTACTTGATGAACAGCGCCCACTCGTCAGGGTGTGTTTCTGCGGTGTATCGACGGATTTTGTAGTTCTTCGGCGTCGGTTTAGAGAAACGCTGAATCAGCGCCTTGCCGCGTTTGTCTTTTGCATTGTCCGCCGATACGCCCAGCACTTCGCACAGCGCATCAAGTGACCCAGGCAGCGCGTGACGAAACGCTCGAATCATAGTGTCGATGGTATTTCTCGGTTTGATATCCACACCCCAGCAGTGCTTCATAACTAGCCTGTCGAACATTAAAAAGTTATGGCCTACAATTCTCATACGCCCGCGCATAACATTACGTAGCGCAACGCGTAGGCTTATTGGCATTACTGGTTCGGAAGTGCAATCCCATACTTCTACAGGCCCATCATCAACGGCGTATGTACATATTATAATCTCAGTTGTTGCGTGTTCCGCGTATGCGTATGACCCTACTTTCTTTAGGTCAGCTTCAGAGAATGTTTCGGTATCAAGATACAATAAATTAGCCATATTATTTTCGACCCTTAGTAAAAAGGCCCAATGAAGGGCCTTAGTTAAATTGATTCAGATATTAACGGCGACGACGTTCACGGCGCGGTGCTCCATCTTCTTCGTCGTCTTCCAGGTCATTAACGCTTGCAGCAACTTTAGAACCGCCGAACGCTTTACCTTCGCCGACGTATTTAATTGCCAGCAGGTTAACGCCGAGGACTTTATATTTCTGGCTAAACCAGATTTCAACGCTTACGTTGGCGACACAGCCGCTGTAAACCTGTTCACCTTCAATCTGTTCGCCGTCTACATTGAAGTCCTGCTCTACCTGAGTCTCACCTTTTTTAGAGGTTACAATCAGCGGCTGTTTCTGTGCCTTCGCTTTGAAGTAGAATCCTTCCGGGAAGTCTTCAAACGGATTGTCGCGCTCGGCAATGTCTTTAATCGCGCATTTATCCATGTGCTTGCCTTCGCCGTAGTTCGACTTCATCCATTTCTCGGCGGCGGCTGCACCTAACGCTTCTTCAACTACAGCGTAAACAGTGTCGTAGAGCGCATCGATTTGAGCATGGTCAGATGGCAGGATAATAGTCGCGCTGTACTGGCCTTTAGTGATTGAGCCATCATCGTTTTCACGGTCTTTTTCGCGTTCGAATACGTTAACCCATGCAGTGTTTACTTTACGTAGATTTAATTTCAGTCCCATCTTGATTTCTCGCTTTTAAGTTTACTCCGGGAAACTGCCCGGCCAGTGATTAGAACTATAATAGCTAACTATTCAGGTGTCAACACTTTATTCTAAATCTTCTTCACTAACCTGATTCCACTCAGGCCGTTTGTCGTCTGCCGTTGCGACGCATGGCGCGCCTGGCTTACGAGTAACTTTCGTTTCCAGTTCGGCCCACATCCTGGCATACGCGCCTTTTAACACTTTTTCCGCTTCCGTTGGTGACATAACAGATTTCTTTGTTAGCAAATCCATGTCTACGTTATGGCGCGCTGCTAGTTCTTCGACCCATTTTTCATCACTCCAGCTACGATTACCCGGACGACCTTCAACCAGCTTATACCCCGGCACTTTCTTACCGGAATGCAAAGCGGCGGCCATAGCTTTCTCAACCTTGTCGATGTGCTGGCGCAACAACGGCAACTTCTCGTACTCAGCTACGAGTTGCTCTGGTGTCAGTTCCAGTGCAAAGTCGTCCTCCAGTTCTTCTGCCAGTACTGCGTTAACCGTCTTTGTACGCACGGCGCATTGTTCAGAGAACCGACACCACTGGCAGCCATCGACCGACGGCCTGAAGTCCGACGCTTTCAGGTTCTTCTTGCCGCGGAAATATGCATCAAGCGCCAACAGTGCACGTTTCCGTGCGAACTTAGCGAACAGTTCCAGACCTTCAACCGAGATGTCCCACTCCGACGCCCCACCAGCGTACGGTTGGAAGATTACCAGACGAACAGTTGTTATGTTATAACGTCTCTTGAGACGGCGATAAACACCGAGAGCGTAAAGCATAAGCTGTTTGTTTTCTTTCGCTTCGACACGATGTCGTCCTGTTTTCAGGTCGCCAATAATGAGCATGTGCTCGTCGGTGTTTGCCATCTCCTGTACGGCAACAAGGTCAGAAGTTCCGAATGTCTGTAGTTCTTCTTGCCGTCCGTTAGGGCTATGAATGTAGCCAGGATGCAATACCTCAGTAAGATTGACGCACATTTCCAGCTTGGCGTAAGTAGCCACGTCGATAATAGCTTTGCAGTAATCGGTGTACTTACGCACCTGCTCAATCATGTCAGCCGTAATCAGTACCGCGCCTTTCATCGGGCTGATTAGCGCCTTAATCTGGCCTTTGCCTTCATCCAGCACGTAAGCGCCAACTTCACGCCCTAACGGCAATGCAGTGCCACGGATATAGGCGTTTAGATGGACCTCCGCTATGGTGTGCATGGCTGTGCCTAATACCGCAGCTTTACCGGACGTGTTAGGAATATCTTTCTCACAGGCCAGTGATGCAGCACAGCTTAGCCACTTTTTAGCGCCTGACGGTGACAGTAAGGCGTGCACATCGTTATTGCCGCCACGTTCTTTAAGAATCATTTCTCAGCTCCGTTAACTGTAAACCCATATTTAATCTCGGCTTGCCTACGAGCCTTAGCCGCGTTCTCTAACTTATCGTAAGCCCCTAAATAAATCGGCCTGCCGTCTACATAAATTCTAGCGACCCACTTACCGTAGCGTTTATGAAACCCAACACCTTTAACCCCTGAAGTATTGTCGGTCCGTATGTTTGTGCCGTGTGCGATACTTCCCCGACGCATTTTTATAAGATTTTCTATTCTGTTATCAGTTCTATCTTTATTTTTATGACGAATTACTTCCCCGGGCGCTATCACCCCGTTAAACATCTCCCAAACTACGTGGTGGATAAGTTTAGTAGTCCCGTTAAAACGTAGTATTTTAAATTCACTCCCGTCGTTGTCCTCCCTCGTACTGCCAGCTTCTTGCCCTATTTTTACAGATTTTGACGGACTTATTTTCCAAAATAATTTACCGGTATCAGGGTCGTAGTCAAAAACTTCATGCCAGTTCATACCCTGCTCTCCCACTGGTCAATTAAATGTCGTGTCTTATGTTCGCAGTGCATAGCCCAGCTATACATCGACTCGAAGACATAAAAGTCAGGCTTGACGAACGTCGTGCGCTTAATCTGAGACACGTGACGGCCTATATCTTTAGGCCATGGTACTTTGCCTAAGTACGCCATCTCTTCCATCTGGTGAGCACCGGACGGCGCACGTAACAGCCATAGCGCCTCTGTGGTATCCCGCCTGTCTACGGCGCGGTAGAGTTGGTAAATCATATTTCCGACCCTCAGTTAAAGCGGCCCGAAGGCCGCGAGATAGTTATTCTTCTTCGAAATACTTGTTCTTGATTGCCGTCAGACGTTCCAGGTACTCGGCAAGGTCTTCGTCTTTAATCGCGGCAATCTTCATCTTCTTACCGGTGAACTCTTCCAGCAGTTCATCAGAGTCATCGCACGCGGCGTCGCTAGGGCCTTCGTTAATCGCATCATCGATAGCCTGAATCTGGTCGCGCAGAGACTGGTAATCGACTTCTTCTTCCGGCTCTGGCGTCGGCTCCTCTGCTTTAGCTTTACGCGGCTTGCGTTTTGGCTTCTCTTCTTCTGCTGGTTTAGTGTCAACGATGTCTTCGCCTTCCACCGGGATTTCTTTTGTTTCTTCTTTAATACTTTCAGAGAACTGCTCAATTTTATGTGCGGCTACTGCGGCAGCCTCTTTGGCAGTAGTTGGCGCGAACTGTTTCGCACTATTCGCAGCAATCAGTTCATGTGCAACCACGAAACGTTCCAGTAATACTAAGAATTTCTCTAACATTTGTTTCTCTCCTCTCGTTTGGTATGTGCTAACTATAATAGCGAACTATTCACGTGTCAACGGGCTTTTCTAAAATAATTAATATGGTACTATTCACATATCAACTAACTAAGGAGTAATTGACATGCAACCATCTGAACTAGGCATCCGTGTAGAACAACGCCGTAAAGAACTTGGCATCTCCCAGCGCCGTCTGGCTGTCATGGCTGGCGTTTCCCAGGGCGCAATTAACCAGCTTGCGCTTGGGGTAACTCAGGACGTACGCCCGGCGACGCTGTTTAAACTGGCAGAAGTGCTGCAAGTAGACGCCAAGTGGCTGGCGTTCGGTGAAGGGGTTTAACGCCCCTTTCTTTTTATTGCAACTTATCGAGTTCTTCCAAATTCTTAACCGTGTGTTGCACGTTCAGGTACTGAATCCAGGCCAGAAACCACACACTTACAGGAAAACTTATTACAATAGTTATCGCGATAATCAACTTGAAAAGGCACTTTATAATCTCCGCCAGCGTCATATCTAAAATGTCTTTAAACTCCGCAAAAATCCCCGCCGTGTAAACACAAAAAGTCCACCAGTGGCCGCTTACCGCGGAAACACATGTCAGGTATGACGGGCGGTATCCTGCCTTCACTGCTTTAAATGGGTTATCTATAAAATCGTAGATATTCATTCCAAATCCTCCTCTGTCACTGTTAACATTTCATTCGGTTCGTATATTGTCTTCGGAATCTTGTTATCCGTTATCCGGGTGTTCAGCCGGTAACGACCCGGGATTATCTGATTGTTTTCGTCAGTCCCGGGTACGAGATACCCGGCCTCAACCATTTTCTTAATCTTCCCGCGTTCTATGGCTTCTTTGGAGTTGAACGCCTTTGCGTTAGGGTCAGACTGTGCTAGCTTATTCGCTGCGGCTACCGTGATACCTTCGTTGCCTTTGTAAGTTCCTTCCGCCAGTTCAAACGCTGCGAGTATCGTAGCCTCTGAACTGTTGACAGCGTTCTCTACAGTTTTGCGTACGTTTTCTTTACCTTCCTTTGTCAGCCCTTCTTCCCGCTCTTTCTCCTCGTCGGTCTTGAACGGCTCGAAGCCCCACGGCATCAGCACAAGCGCCTTGTGTGGCTCCGGCAGGTCGAGGTTTACGATTGTGCCGTATTCCTCGGTGCCGCCAGGGAACTCAACCGCGCGGTACTCTTTCGGCGGCGGCGCTTCACGGAACTGTACAGACTCCAGCACCATACCAACCGTCTTCTGTTGCGGTCCGTGTTTGAATTTAGAGTGGTATACGTTTATCTGGCGGTCTGTTGCACGCTCAATTGTCAGTTCTACGTCTACACCTGCATACAGCGCCCCGCTGCCACGGGCCTTCTTTCCACCTTTCGGCGTATGGTGGACGACGCCTACCGCGGCTTTAGTCGCATCACGTACTTCTTTCAGGATGGCAATAACTTTACCCATGCCGATTGCCGTTGATGAACTGTTCTCATCGAACTTATCAATCGTCAGAGCCAGGGTCTGGTTAAGGGTGTCGAACGCGACCATCCCAATTGGCTCGTCGCCAGCGGTTTCACGCATCAACTTAATCAGGTTTTTCAGTTTGCCGACTTCACCCATGTCGATAACATGTACATAATCTTTACCTTCCTCGCCATATTTAGCCGCGAGTGCGTCAATACGTGTGCGCGTAGCGGCGCCACCTTCACCGTCGATATAGAAATGGTGGCAACGCTGGGTATCTGCCCCGGCAAACCGGTATCCGGCGGCACTAATGCACATCATCCCGAGCGTATAGAATGATTTGTACGTGCCGGATTCCCCGACAATATCCCAGATACAATCCGACGGCATGTACCCCTCAACGACGAAATCAGCCTTTACCGGTTCCGGTAACTCGTCCTCTGAGTCCTCGTCTTCCAGGTCGTCCAGGCTGCATGAAACAGATTCACGCGCACCCCAGCCGATGGCCTCAGCCACTTCACTGAACGGCAGCCCGGTCGCATCGCACGCGTACTTCCACACATCTTTCGGCGACATGCCTTCTGTTGCCGTGATGTCAGTGTCGTGAATCATGGTTACGTTAGGCGCCTCATACCCTTCACGCGGGAAGCACAACAGGAAGTCGTCCGGGCGTGGCGTCGGGTCGCTGTAGTTTTCTGCGTGTTCCGGCGTAGCTGGCATTTTCAGACCGCGCGGCGTCATGATGCCGCCGTATTCAAAAGCCAGTGCTTCAAACGCATCGGTAAACGCGGTGCGCAGTTCTTCCGGTATCTGGTAGTCAGATGCGCTGCTAACGTCAACGGCGGGGATACCTTCCAGCAACTCGTCCGGGTCAATCAGGTCGTTGCGACGAGACCAGATAACGGTAGAGCCAACCGGTGGCAGGTACATCGGCTGAGACAGCGTAAACCCGCTGCGGTCGGCACCCATGCCTTTGAAGAAGTGCTCCAGCAATCCGTGGCGAACACGGATGATGTCACCCCCTTCAACCGGGCGGGCCAGCGGCATGACGACGCGAAAGCGCGGTGACTCGTCGGTATGGGATGCCGTGGTATAGAGGCACATCACCTGTCGGCTGCGCTTAACCAGACGCACCGCTTCCCGATACTCTTCCGGCGTTGCGCTGTCGAAGTCCAGATACGCCAGTGACGATTTTCTTACAGACGCGTCACAGCGATAGAAGAAGCCTTTACGCGCTTGCTTAAAGTCACCGGTTTCCGGGTCTTTTACGGTGCTGTGCGTTGAGTCACAAGCGGCGGTAATATAACCGGGCGCGGTCTTCGGGTTAATCCCATCGCGAACGGCATCAAGCGGCTGGATTAACTCTTTCAGGTCGTCCAGTGTTGCCGTGTGTGTGGTTCTGACGTTTATATCCTTTTTCTCCGCCCGCGCGTTGCGACGAGACCACGAGTAGGATAAAATTACATCGGACATGTTGTATATTCCTTCAGCAAGTAATTTGGCCTCAGCGTTCACCGCGTCGGGGCTTTCTTTTATCTTTTAGCCAGACATTCCATCAAATGCGCGTACTTACGATAATAATCTACGACTATCTCATAACCGAAATACTGACAAACGTACGCTAAGTGGTCCGAGACATCGATGGAGGCCGACATTGTGCTGAGTCTTCGGAGGCTAATCAACTGCAATTCTTCTGTAACGCAAAACGGTGAATAAGAGTCCAGCTTACAAGAAACGTTAAAGCACAACGCGTACTCGCCTTGCACTAAATAAACCATATAAGCATTGTCGTTCTCTTTATCGTGGAAAATTACACCTTTCATTTCACGTTCTCCTTAATCCACGCTTCAACTTTATTACGGTCAAATGTTCCTGGTAAACGGCGACCCATAACCTTAATACAACAATCCGGGAATTTACCACTGCGCAACCAGTTATTAATTGTCTGGCGTGTCACCCCAATACGCTCAGCTACTTCATTCTGGGTCATGTAATGTTGCATTTTTATATCTCCTGTTTGTTTGGTGAAGCTGAGTATAGGATAGCGGGAATGTAAAAGCAACCAAAACACCACACAAAGTTACTAAGATACAAAAGATGCTACTTGTATTGACTTTTACTTAAAAATATGCTAAGCTTCACTGAGCTTGTGAGATATCGCAAGCGACCGCGGAGCGGCAGGGAACGCAACGCGTGCCATTAGGCACTTGAGTGTAGTTCCGCTGGCGCTTTCGGAAGGGCCAAAGTCTATTGTTAATCCCGCCTAAATACCCAAGTCACTGATAATTAAAAGTTTCTATAGTTGCCGTGAGCAAGGTAGAGAGTACTTCACTCCGCTGGGGTGGGCTAACGCCCACCCACTGCGTTGCGTACTCTTTTAAGAAACGAAAGAATCACAACGGCAATGTAACTATTCTCTTGCACACCCCAACATAATAGGATACTATTCACTTATCGACACGAGACAGAGGAGTGAGGGTTATGTTTAAGAAGGGTCAGTTGGTTAAAACGAAACGCGGCGGACAATATGTATTAGTGTTGCAGGACGAGAACGAGTATGACGAGGATAATCTGGTTGACGTATGGGGCCTGGTAAGAAAGAAACACGGGTTCGCCTACCGGGATAATTTAACACTAATAGGCAACAATTTTAAATTAAAAGGGGCGAAGTGATGGAAGAATTACCTCAATGCGAACGCCAGTTCATTAGCGGGTTTATTCCCGTAAATAATTTCAACATTTCTGAATTGCTGGAACTAAGAGAAAATGGCGCTTTGTGGGTGTGTAACGCCAGAGACGTAACAAAGGCACGGGCATGGAATTTTAGCCTACTGCGTCGCCCTAATAAGTCAGGGGCCGGTGCGGTAACGATGGACTTGCTACAGCGTAAGGGCAAATTGTTTATGAGAACGGCATCGAACCATGATGCTCGTGCCGACGACTCTGAGGGAGGTTGCCGTAAATGAATAACGCTGAACTGGAAAAAGTCTCTGGCATCCTTCATAAGATACGGGTCGCAATCGACAACAGAATGGTCATCGTATTCAGCGTCAGC